AAATAATGCCATGATTCTATCCTATTCGTTTGTCTAATTATAAGTTATCATAATACGGTTATATTTCAATATATGCTTTTATTTATACAAAAGGTGTTTTCTACCACTCTTCTTGAATGATTTGGTCATTGTGTTGTTCAAACCAACGTTCTGCTTCTTCTTTTCTTTCTAGTTCTTGTTCAAACTGAGTACCATCGTCTATGAACCCAACAGGTGGTACATCTTCGTCTATTTCTCTCATTCTATCTTCAAACATTATCTTTTTCAAGTCGATGTCAGTTAAGTCTCTAAAGTATGTACCAGAAACAAAATAACCAAATAATACTAGATTCATCATCAGGTCATCATGATTACCATCACTTGCTTCATAAGATTGACCTCGAGCAGTAAATGTAGATATTTCAAGTATTGTTTGTTCGTCAAATATTTGTAGTTTACGATGTTCTAAAATATCTTTAATTGATGAACACCCAATACGTTTTACTTTACGTGTCATTTCAATACCAATTCTATCTGCCTTAACAGCAGATTCCATGTGAATGTTTTCGTATTCTAATTCTTGATATAGTCCGTTGCAAACTAAAGTACCCTGGTCATTCGATTCTATGACTACATAACACTCATTATAGAACTTTGCGTACTTATATATAATATTAGGAAACAATACAGGAGAAATAGTATTATTGCGATAGACAGCGACTTGTTTAAAGGGCCTAGTGCTAATATCGATGACGTTAAACGTAGAATAATCCTGTCCCCTTCCTTTAGAGACATCTACTGTCATGATGTATTGGTGGTCTTTAGTAGGTTCTCGATAAATTAATAAATCACCATTCTCTCGTACTTTTCGTGGATTCTTTGCACGAAAACCCATTAGTGTTTCACCATTAATCAAAGTATCACCTGTGCCAAAGAATGTATTACCAAACTCTTGGTCAAACTGTAGTGCCGATGTGTTTGCAATTGTCATCTCTTTCCATTTTTCATCACGACCTGGTACATCGCTCCAGTTAACAGTAAATGGTTTGAATTCGTTAGTATTCTGACATGCACCTTCCCAGAGTTTATGAAAAGTATTACCAATACCATTTGCGGTTGATGTTACGATTACTTTAGTATCTTTACCCGCAGATATTACTGGATAAGTAGAAGTATAGAATTCGTTTGCACGTTCTACAAACGCAAACTCGTCAAGGTATAGTAAGTTGACTGACATACCACGAATAGAACTACCAGACGTTGCACTCGCAATGATACGACTATTATTACTAAATTCTAATGACCCTTTGTTAAGTGCTTTAGTGCCTGGTTGTAAAAAGAAAGGTAAGTTCTCTAACATCAAAGTTATTCTTGCTAACATCTCTCTTGCTACTGCGCCTTTGTTTGCCAGTATAGCGATTGTTTTTTCTGGGTGAAAACATGCATACCATAAAAGATATGCAACCGAACTAATTGATTTACCAGATTGACGACATGCAAGTACTATAGAAAATCTGTTGTTATCAAAATGAGAAAACATTTGATGTTGATATGGATATAATCTAAATGGTACAAGACCTTTGTCAAGTGAAATAATTTTTAAATACGTTTCGCAAAAGTATGCAGGGTCTTTGCTACATTTAACGTATTCTTTGATTTCTTTCTTAGTAAAGTCATGTTGAACACCATCACGTTTAACATTTACGTTACCGAGATAAGTATCATTCTTCTGGTTCAACATCTATAATATTCTCTTTTTGTATTAATCTTTGTAATTCTGTAGTTGTGCCTACAAAAAGATTATTAGTCGTTTGTCCTATTTGCTTGATATCTTCTTCGTTTTTTACTTTTTTTAACTTAGCATTAACGTCCATTAACTTGTCGTTAACATCTGCTATTTGTTTTACCATGTTACCAAATACTTCAAAAGCACGTGGGTGTTCTGACTCTCTAGCAACATCTGCCATTAAATCTAAAGTCTCTTTACTTTTTTCTATCAGTTCGTAGTATGTTTTTCGACTATACTCGTAATCGGCATCTATATTTTTATTATCTTCTTTTTCCATAATTGCTCTCTAACCACCCTGTTATAATGTATTTATCTTCTTTTAAATCTGGATTTGCACGATGCGTATGTGTAAAGTATGCAGGCCATATTACTAGTTTACCAGTTTCGGGTTTTATTGATAAATTTTGATGCATAAAATCAGTATATCCAGTATCAGTATCATTTAAGTAAACCATCCAAACACCAAATCTACGACTTGTTTTAAAAACATCACTTGGGCGAAGTACATCTAATTCGGAATGCCACTTAATAAAACCACCACCCTTTTTACTTTTTTGAAGTTTATATCCAGTAATGTTGTAATTATTTGTGTTTCCTTTTATACTCCACTCTTTAAAATATTTTTCAACATGTTCATGAATAATAGAACTTAATTTTTTATAAAAAGGTTTAAATGAATGAAATACTCGACAATCATTAATAGATTCATCTATTCTATTTTTATTAGAAACATTTGAATAAAAACCCTCAGCATTGTTATCTAATGCTTTGTTTTCATACCAAGATATCATACCATCACAAACCTCTTTATCTAGAGTGTTCTTTTTTTCATAAATCATATATTACTTATATTATCAGAATCTACTGTATTAAATCCATAGTCACTATCTGCACTTACATTTGCTGGTGTCGGTGTTATGTTTTGTGTTTTGTAGTAATCACCACTGTCTGCCGCACTATCAATGATAAACAAGTTATTACTAACTTCACGAATAATTTTACTTGTACCAAGTGGCCCATGAAAGTTTATTTTCATTTCAAAACTTAGTGTGTATACAATTGTTCGTCTTTGCTCTATTGAACCTTCAAAGTCATCTGTAAAAGAAACACTTGTCAATGTAATTGGTACATCTTCACTTAATGCAATATTAGTGAAAGGTTTTACTGAAACAGTATATTGTGGTGTAAAGAATGGAAATATTTGTTCTACTATTTGCAAGGCATCGTCTTGAGACTTAGCATAAACATTTAAATCAAAATTAATGTTATATGGTGTTGCAGTAAATAACTTTTGTCTTGATACTGTTGAACCAGCAAGAACTTTATTTAAGTTGTTCATTTTATTTAACTGTCTTGTTTCATCGTATTGTATACCATTAATTTCAAAAGACATTCTTGGTAGTTTAATTGCAACAATTCGTTCATTTACTTCACCATTTGTCATCGCCTCTATTCTAGAAATAAAGTTTCTTTTTGGCGCATATGATAATGGTACTTTTATTTGTGAAATAGTTTCACCCGCAGAATTTTGTCTAAGAACATAGATATTATTAAATAAAGAACCAAAGACACTTACTGCACTTCGAACTCTCTTGTGATAAAAATGAGTACCAAACATTACTGCATATCTCCAAATGGATTAGACTCACTAAAGTCTAAGAAGTCAGACTCAAAGTCATCAAAGGTTTTATTTTGATTATCATTCAATATATCATTAATTTGATTTATTGAAGTTGGTGTTGAAACGTGTTGACTTAACGTTCCAATAATACTTTTAGTTGTAGTCCACTCATGAAATAATCCGTCAGTTGCACCACTATGAATTAGATGTAAAGCATTACCAGAGTCAGATGCAAACGCAACTTCTCCAGTCATGTTATAAGTATCGAATACTTGCGTGACAGTTTCACCTTGAATAAATCTGCCACCACCTGAATCAAGTTCTAAATGATATTTAAATGAGTTTTCTGTCTCAACATCTTGTATAGTATCTACACCAGTATCAAAGTCTTCGCCACTGTACTCAAATAATTCACACTGCAATCTAAATGTGGGCAAGTCTTTTAATTGATAAAATGGTGTTTCAGTTTCAACTCTACGTATCTCAAACATAGATTCAGACATTGGTAAATATATTAAGTCGCCTTCTCTTGGTCTAAAGTTTGCTACTTCTAATCGTTTACCAACTAATTGTATCCACCTTTTTCTTGAAACAATAAATGTTGCTTGGTCTCTTAATTCTATACCAAACTTTGTAAATAAATCTCCTTCACCTTCAAACCCTTCTGTGTTTTCAATATACATTTCTACTTTGTATGCATCTGAAAATCTAGACGGAACGTCATCTAAAAAGATTTTATCTTTGTTAACTATTTCTCTAGGCAAATAATAGACATCTTGTCCAAACATCTGCAAAGATTCTATAACTAAATCTTCAAAGAGATTTTGTTCTGAACGAACTTTCTGTTTAAAATAACGATTTGTTGCCATGACCTACCCTACAAAGAAATTAGGTGGATTGTCATACTCGTTTCTTAGTTTTTCTATTTCTTTTTCTATTTCTTCTTTAGCATCATCAATCAATTGTCTACCATTTAACGTCACGCCACCAGGGAGTGTCATACCTTCGAACTTACTTATATTTTCTCCCCATTGTTTTTTCAATATCGCAGTTACATAATTTTTCATGAATAAATTATTGTAAACACCACCAACACTTTCTGCTTCTTCAACAAACATTTCAATCATAATATAATCGCCAACTTTTATATCACCACCATCACGTAAATCACCAGCGATATTTAATGTACCACTATGTCTACTAAATTGTATTTGAGGTTGACCAGTAAGTTTTAAATCAATCATAGAAAGATATTGTTGCATATGTTCGTAGTATGCTAAATCACCTACACCTGTCGCCAAGTCTGCAAGGTCATTTAATCGCATTTGATATTTAATATCAAAAAAGTTTACATTTGATGTTGAATCACCTATCATAAAAACTTTTACAACATCTAGTATTCTGTTTGCAACTGCTGGCAAAGCGGCGTTTAAATCAATACTTTTAGCATCAACCATTGCTTGAGTAATCAATACAGGTTGAAAAACTCTTAACTGACCATCAGCGGCATACTCACGAAATAACTGTAAACCATCATCAATTCTATCTTCGATTTGGTCATCGTCTACATTTATTTCTATGACTGGATATCCAAGTCTACGTAGTACATAGTCTCTAAAATCATTTCTATTACTTATCTTTGCCATATTACTATTTATCTATTAATTTAATAAAGTTCCTCCGTTATCGTAAACGTCTATACGATAGTGTGAACCCGCTTGTCCTTCTAATGTATCTGCGTTTAGTCCACTTCCGTTTGAGTCTACTGTTTTAATAAGTGCCATTACATGATTGGCATTTAGTGCAAACTGACCAGCGGCACTATCATAAGTCAACGCATCTGGACTTCCAGTTGATAATTTTTCTCTTGCAATTAAACCTATATCTGCAGAGTCGACATTTAAGTTTCCGACTGTTAGTGTACCAGTGATATTAGCACCATAACTTGTAGTCTCAAATTTTTCTGCATCGTTAAAGTAAATTTTAGTTCCAGCATTAACAGTTGATTTTATATAATTGTTTCCTATTGCACTTTGTATATTTACTGCGTTTGTTCCTCTTATGAATAATTCACCCGTTCCCGCATCAGTAATAATACTATTGTTACCGTCATGATAAAGTTGTAAATCTTCACCCGCACCAAGTGTAAGTTTACCGTTATCAGGTAACATTATACCAGCATTAAATGTGGCCCTACCCGCTTCTGACATATCCAGAGTCAATGCAGTTATTACAGAACCACCGTCATCTCCCCTAAATTTAATATCTTTATCTTGGACTTTTGCATCAATTAAGAAATCACTAGAACTATTCAGTAATTCTCCAAACTGAGTACCACCGTCAGAAAGTTTTATACTACCACCGTCTGCATCAAGAACTATGTTTGCAGGCATGTTAAAGGTCATGTCACCAGATGTTCTGGACAAGTCACCTTTTAATTCCATACCAGTAGTGTTAAGTTTCATTACAGTTTGGTCAAGTGCAGAGTTTCCATTCCCCACTTTGAAATCTATTCCCGCAAATGCACTACCAGTTCTGTCGTTTGCTCTAAATACTACTGGGTTTGTATCTGGAATTAATTCAATTGAAAAACCAGCACTACGGTCTAAGAAATATGCATCTCCTTTAACTGCAAGTGCATGAGTTGATAATACACCTTCACTACCAATATTCGCACTCTTGTTAATTCCCATACGGAAATTACCACTTGATATGAAATCAAGTATTCCCATTCCACCTACAGCAAATCTATCACTATCAAAAGTAAAGTTTGGAGTAATTATCTTAGGAGTTTGAATTGCACTTGAGAATACTGCACTGTCTCCAGTTAGAATTCTAATATCTGCACTGTCCGCATCAACTTGTGATAAAGTTATTTGTGATGTTGCAAGATTAGTAATCGTTGCCGAGTCTAAAGTTGCATTTGTTCCAGTTATTTGTGATGTTGCAAGATTAGTAATCGTTGCAGAGTCCATGAATGCAGAGTCAGTATTAATAAAGTCAGTTGAAAGTTGTCTTATATCTCCTGAATCTGCAGTTAAACCATTAGTTACTGCAAGACTTGTAAGTGTTCCGACTGCAGTAATATTAGGTTGGTTTGCAGTTAAAACAGTACCAGTTAAATTACCTGTAACATTACCTTCTACCGTATCTAATACTAGAGTACCTTTACTATATGATGCATCTGCTTCATTAATCGCACCACTTGGATTTGAATCGTATTCGTCTATTAGTTTCCATTTGTTATCTGAGACATCGTAATAAATACCAACGTAAGTAAACCCTACACCTGAACTACCAGTATTTCTGTTTGAGAAGAAACCTGTATCTACATTGATTGGTCCAGCAGTACCTGCCCATCTTGCACCCGAATCGTGACCTGTTGTTGATGCAAAGTTAATTGAAATGTTATCAGTTGAATGAATCATCTGAGCAGAACCAGTAATTGGTTGCTTAGTTAATACTGGTGAAGAGAATGTACTATCTGCGGCAAATGCTACTTCAAATGTATCTACGCCACCTGCAC